TTGTCGAAAGAGCGCCTTTTGTTACCGACACTGAAAGTTGGAACAACTTGGGCATGAAATACATTTTCGACAGAGCATCGAGAGAGGGTTACGACGGTGTAGCGTTTACGCCCGGAGAAGTTCAAAAGAATCGATGGAACAACCCCGGCTTGATTGGCGCTTACGATGAGCAAATACCGTTTTCTATAAAAAGAGTATTCAATCCATCAGAAACAACTACTGGTAAGCCTAAAGGTAAAACAATTACGGTAGAAGATGCTGAAGGCGAGCCACACGAAAGCCGAGTTTTCTATCTGGATGAACCCACAAAAGACGGCCAAACAATTGGAGAAAAAGCAGCTAAAAGACGCGCCATGTTTACGGTGCCGCCAGCAGGATTAGCGACTCTTCAAATGCTTTCTCCAGAACAAGCTCAAGCTCAAGAACAAAAAGCAGTAGAAGCCGAGACTATGATGCGTGAACCTGCGCCTGCGGAGGGCCGGGGCATCATGGCGCTGGGTGATACTTTATATGGCGCAGGCGAAGTCGCTTATGAAGGGTTGTCAGATATACTTATTGAGCCGTTTATGGGTATGGCTGGAGCTGAAGCCGCGTTTGAAGCTGGATTGTCGCCTGAAGAAGTTGAAGCGGCGCGCAAGAGATCATCTGCTTTAGTAGACTTTGAAACTCAAAGCCCTAGAGGTCGTGAGTTAAAAGCATCGGCGTTAGGGGGATTGGGCGCTTTGACAGAATACCTGACGGATGAATCTAACATGGGGCCAGCTCAACTTTTATTTCAAAAAGCAATAATGCCAGCAGCAGAGGCTGTCACAGAAGCTGGGCTGGGCGTCATTGGATTAGACCCTCGTGACACTCCAGAAATGGAACGCCTGCGACAAGAGGCTGCTCGACCAGTTATTGAGGCGATTCAGCCGATTTAAGACCTCGATCCTTCTTCCACATCCTAATGATGTAATCCGCTTCAGGCCCAGCGTCATGCTGGCTGTCGAGCACATGCTTGAATAGGGTGGTGGCTTTGGGTGAGTCAACGTCGTGCATCATCCTGAACGCCGCCATGTCCAACGTCTCAAAGTATTTATCCATCAGTCTTTCTCCTAGTTCTAGGCGCAGGCTTTTTAGCTAATGCGTCTCGGATCTCGGTGAGCAGCCGCTCGATGCTGGCGAGGTAGTCCACCAAAAGCTCAGCATCGTCGCCTTCAACTTCCACAGTTATCTTTTTGCTCACAGTCCCTCCAGAGCTTTTTCTACGCTTTCGTTTGCCAAAAATGTTTCATGTGAAACATTTATCAGGTCTTCTCGACCAAGTGCTTTGGCTTTCGCCTTGATTGCATCGAGTGATTCTTTGCCAGCCAACCACGCACGGTGGTCGTCGCTGTATTCATAGAACCAGTCGTGTTTGATGAGCATCTTTTTCAGACGCTCTGTTTCGTATTCTCGATCATTCATACCTCGTCATCCTGTTTTTTATCGCCAGTCAAAACATAGTCTTTCAGAACCACACCCAGCTTGGGGTCGCCGCGTCTGTGCTCTCGTATCCAAGTCCGATTTCTGACATCGCCAAACTCGTCTTTGTATACGCGCCAATGCCCTCGCACTTGATGTTGTTTTTTGCCATAAGACTCTTGTCGAGGCTCAGTAGACCTAGTTTCAATCCCATCCTCTTTTGGCAAAACAATCTTACAGCGGTAGTAAGAGTCGCAAGCGGTGATGATCGGACGCTTGCCTTTCTTTTGATTCTCAACGCGAGCTTGTTCTTTGACAACCCACGGGTAGTTGAGTACCCGTAAAGTCTCCCACGCGACTCTAGTAATGTACGGTGCGAATGGTTCGCCGTGCTCTTCAAAAGCCGCTCTTGTGGCTTCAACCCCGCAGATCTCGGGGAATTCGATCATTTGTGATCCGAGCACCATCTCCTTGTAGCCTGACGCGGCCTCTGAGATTGGCTCGTCTTGAAAATCCATGCCGCAAAGCAGCAACGACATTTGTCTCAAGCGATCTTCTTGTTTAGGCTCCCACGCAACTGGAGGCAGGTCGGAATTAAAGCTTCGCCCCAAAACCCCCATGTGAATTAAAGATGTTTCGCGCATACTCGCAAACCAAAAGAAGTCTGTTTGCTCGTCTTTTGATTGAAAACAAAAAACACCAATGCGATCAAACTCAAGAGATATTTGTTCTTTTGTTTCTTCGATTTCGACGGCGATAGAGCCATAGCTCCAGCCGTGAGACTTCATCTCGTCATTAAAAACCTCAGCGTTGAACTCCAGCCAGCAATGCTTGAACGGTAAACGCAGCTCGTCATGAGCCTGCATGATGTTTTCTGTCATGTACCGCACGGGCAGGTTGCCTTTATTTTCAGTAAGCCCAGCCCAAGACGGTTCTTTGAAAACTGTTCTGAGCAAATCGTCCTCAATATCAAAACGGCGAGAAACCTTTAGCTTGTTTGAAAGCGCCTTCAGAACGCTTTTTGATGGGCTGTCTTTTCTCCCTCTTGCGCTGATAATTCGCTTTTCCGGTCTTGCGAGAGCGCGTAAAACTTCAGGGTACAGACCACCCAACTCCATCAACTCAAAAGGGCCGTGAAGCGCAGGGCTGTTGATGGTCATGCCCTCTTTCTTCTCGCCCTTCAAAAGTTTCTCGGCCATGTCCGCCAGCTCGTCGCCGTCGCCTATTTCGTAATCCATCACGTTCTCCTTGAGCCGCTTACGCGGCTTCCGACTGGTTGATATAGGGGTTCACTAACGTGCGCCGCAGCTCACGATAGATTGTTTTGAACGCATCGCCGTGTGCTTTGCGATAGGTCTTTTTGAGGTATCGGGTTTGTGGCCCGTACAACATTTGAATGTGGTGCGCGACCTCGTGCGCTACGACCGCCAGCAAGACCAGCTCTTTGTCGGTGGTCTCAAACTCGCCAATGACCGGATCGTTTGCAAACGAATCGTACTCGTGCAGCAGGTACCAAGGCTCTGGCCGATTGAGGCCGATACGCTTAGGTTTCCTTAGATACCGCACATCAATATCGATACCTCTGGCACTTCCATAGCAGCGTTGGCTTCGGTATTTCGTCCGAACGTGCAGCCGCTTCAAAGCCTCAGCGTACACAACAGGCTTGCCGCGATGCTCAATCTCGTGCTGCTTCTTGCAGATCTCGCGCAGGCATTGCTTGGCGAACTTAACGACGAGCTTGTGCTCGTCGGGTTTGACGTTGGGGCCGCGTGTTGAATTGATGGTCATTAGAGGTACCTCACATAGCGAAGCTCAGACTTCTCAAGCTTCTTGCGGCCAAGGCCGGGGAATCGAGCGAAAGAGAACTTAGGCGTCTCCTTGTAGATCCAGCCGTTGTAAACACCGTTGTCGCTGTGATAAGCGATAGGGGTGAACCCTCGGTTACGAACCTTGCGGCTCGTTGGGTTTTTGATTTTAGATTTGTCAGTCATCACATCTCCACGTTTTGTTGTTGACACCCTGTATTATACAGGTTCCGTGTTTATGTGCAACCATGTATACAAACAAATATCCTGTTGCACACCGACACGCATTCCTATAAGGTGTGATTTCTTTTTTAGGAGAACGTGATGACTGAGATGAATGCCCAAACCAAGAAGGTTTACTACAACCGCGTGCGCCGCACTTGCAAGCTGCACGACATCGAGATCCGCTACCATGGAGCGCCCAAGAACCGGCGTTCTGTAGAGCTGGTCAAGGACGGTGATGTAATGTTTGAAGATCGCGCAGCAGACTTGCGCCCACTGGATATAAACTGGCAGCGGCTGCACAACGAAATGAAAGACGGCGGGTTCGTCGGAGGTATCAAATGAGCATTCGCCCTATCAAGCAAATCAATAACATATACGGTTATGTTCGAGTATCTACTCAAGAGCAGGTGCGGTCAGGTGTTTCGTTGCGTCAGCAGCAGGATGCGATCAGCCTTTTCGTTAGCGAGAAGTATAACCGTGAAGTTGATGAGTTCTTTATCGACGATGGCGTGTCTGGCACGCGACCGATCTTAGAGCGAGACGGGTCAAAGGCGCTTACCGATACGATCGATGAGCACGACATTGTGATCTGCACTCGCCTCGACCGGCTGTCACGCACAGCGAATGATCTTCTCAATACCATCCCGCATCTCGAAGAGGCTGGAGTGACATTGTATTTTTGCGAGCAGTTTGGTGATGTGCCGATTTGTTACCCGAAGCCTGCTGACGCCAAGGGGCTGCGAACGCGATTTGACATGAACGACATGGCTAACAAAATCATGCTGATGGTTTTGAGCGCCGTTGCTGAAATAGAGCACGCGAACATCAAAGACCGGTTCGCGGAGGGCAAGTGCGACTGGGCAGGCCGGGGCTACTTTATTGGCGGCTCTGCACCGTATGGCTATGAGATCGTCGAGGAGTTGCATGGCAACAAGCGTCGTAAGTGGCTAGAGCCGATCCCCGAAGAGCAGGAGGTTCTGAAGTCGATCTATGCGTTGCGTGGTCGCGGTCTAGGTGCCAAGGCAATCGCCAAGCAGATCAACTCGCTGCACAATTGCAGCTTGAGTTGGCAGAAAGTGAACAAGATCCTGAAGCGTAAAGTTCAGGGTATCCCAAAGGCCGCTTGAGCGTTATGATCTGGGCTTCCAACAGGAGGCCCACATGACTGCATTGG